CAATACCATGGTTTAACAAACACGTTGATACTAGCAAAAAACAAACAGCATTACAAGAAAGTGAAAGTACAAACTACGTTATCGGAGTAATGAGTGAATCATTAGACTACGATGACTTACCCGCAGTATAAAAGAGAAAAGATGATTACAGTATATTCAAAAAACAACTGTCCGTTTTGTGACAGAGCAAAAGCACTATTAGAAAGCAAAGAGATACCATTTACAGTAATTAAAATGGAAGAACACACCGGAGCACGAGAATTTCTTATGGAACAAGGCCTGCGATCAGTTCCACAAATTTTTAAAGACGGCATTCTAATACCGGGCGGTTTTCAGGGCCTGGCTGGCAAAGACGAAGCATTTTTCGAAACATTAAAAGGATAATATGTTAATTAACAAAGGTATTACAATCGGTGAAGTGGTAACAATTAAGACAACTGCGGGCGAAGAGATTGTCGCTAAACTAGTTGAAGAAACCCCAATGAATATTACAGTAAGCAAACCATTGGTACTAACCGCAAGCCAAAAAGGTATAGCTTTAGTTCCCTTCTTGTTTACTACTAGCCCGGATGCAAATATCACTATCAATAGAGCTACTGTAATGGTTTTGGCTCCTACTGATAAAGATGCATCGGATACGTATATTCAAAACACAACTGGCATTAAGCTAGCTTCAGCATAATGCCAGCAGTAGCTAGACAAGGCGATCCAACAACTACCGGACACGGTTGCGATACAACTACGACTGTAGTAGGCCCAACTGGTGCTACTGCCAAAGTCTATGCTAATAATATTGCTGTAGAGTGCAAAGGTAATCCAACTAATACCCATACTATCCGATCAGGTGATAACTGTGTTAACCACCCTGCTGTTATCAATGTCGGGTCTGACAACGTATTCGTTGGCAATATATCAATAGCTCGAAAGAATGATTCCACAGATGGTGGTGCAATTACAGCTGGAAGTCCAAATGTATTCGCCAATGGGGCTTGACATTTAATTTCGACCCCTGTAAACTAGGTATAAGTACTTGGTACTTCATATAAAGGATTAATAAAATGGCTACAAACAAACACGCAGAATTCACAGCAATCGTAGAAGCAATGGAAGCAGACTTTGAAAAGTTTTATGACAAGGAAGTTGGCGCTGCCGGCACCCGTGTTCGTAAACATTGTCAAGATTTGGCAAAATTGTGCAAAGACACACGTAACGATGTAACAGCAGTAAAGAACGCCCGTAAAGAAGTAAAATAATATGAAAATTTCAAAAATACCTGGATTGGGTAGATTTGGAATTTTTATTGACGATTTAGATTTCGTAAACTTAACAGATGAAGAGTGGTTAGAGATTGGCCAACTTCATCTAGACAGTTTAGTTACAATCATTCGCAATGTAAATCTAACACCGATCGAATACGAAATCTGGATGAGGAAGTGGGGTACTCCACGTAACCTGTCGCTATACAGGGTTCTTAAAAAGTATAAGATAACCAGAGTTGATCAGATATATGGTAAAGATGAAGTGAATGGAATACCAGTATCGATTGAAGATAAGAATTGGGTCAAAACCTTACTTAATTTAGTTGCAGTGGCCGAAACAAAAGGAGCTCCTGAAACACAAATTTTAAGAGTATCTGGAAAAAAGAATGAACACGGTGATCCCGTTGGCATGTTCGCCGAGGGCGAACTACGCTGGCATTCAAATGAATCGGGTAACTTATTATTTGCTCCAGCAGTTAGCTTATTAGGACATCACGGAGTAGTTGGAAGTGCGACAGGATTTTTAACAACACCCGACTGGTACGAAGAACAGACAGAAAGTTTTCGTAGCGAACTTGATGAGATGATCATCGAGCACAGATTTACACCTGGCAGAATCAATCCTGGACTGCGTGTAGACCAAGACGATATTATGTATCGGAACATGTGTCCGGCGCCGATCGATCTACCGTTAGTAATAAAAAGCCCGATCGGTATTAAAGGTTTACATTATAGTGTAAACACAATCAGCACAATCAAAGGCATGTCAGAAGCAGAATCAAAATCAGTATTTGATCAAATCGATAAAACGTTATTTGTTGAAAAATACATATACGATCACTGGTATAAGCAAGATAACGACTTGTGTCTATTTGACAATTCAATTACCCTACATAGACGGTTAGGTGGAATTGCTGACAGATTATGCTATAGACTACAATACGATTATGGTAAGATTGCTAAAAGCAATCAGCCCTACTTACAAGATCCATATGCTTCGGAATATAATACAATACGAGACGATGTTAACAACGTTTTAAATATACACAATGACTAATAATTTTGATGCTATCATTGTTACAGACACCCCAACATATCCCAACTGGACTAGGGGATACGGTGCTCACAGAATAGCCACACATCTAAGAGAAAATGGCTATTCTGTGCTAGTAGTTGATTTTTCTGCGGCACTAACAATTGACACATGGGAAGAAATTCTTAAAGTATCAGTTGGGCCAACCACTCGATTTGTTGGATTTAGTACAACATGGTGGCCATATAGAAAAGTAAAACATAATCAAAAACATGTGAACTTGTCAGCGAATCTTAGAGACAACGTATCTGATGAATATCGTCCAAAAGAAGAAACTAATGCTAAGACATTTACAGAATTCGTAGCCATTGGCCAGGCAAAAATCTGGCTTGATATTATTAAAAAGTATAACCCTAAGACTAAAATTTTATTGGGTGGAGCAAAAATAGATTGGTACCCAGATTTCCCTGCAGACCATTTTATGTCAGGGTATTCCGAAGTACAAATTTTAGACTTTTTAGAACAGCCAAGGCGTATATGGAATAAACTAATTAATCACGATACTCACGCTGAAAGTAGAGACTGGGGATGGTTAACTAGTTTTACACGATATACAGAGTATGATCAAATTCGTAGTGATGAAATACTAACACTAGAAGCCGCCCGAGGATGTCGATTTAAATGTTTATATTGTGCATTTCCGTTGATAGGTAAAAAGGATATTGCAAGTTACATTAAAAGTAAAGATGCACTATATAAAGAATTGCTAGAAAATTACGAGCGTTGGGGAATTACCAGCTATTGGATTGCAGACGATACCGTAAATGATTCGAACGAAAAGTTGCAATATATGGCAGAAGTTATTAAATTGCTTCCATTCAAACCAAAATTTAGGTGTTACCTACGCCTTGACATCCTTGCGATGAATCCCCAACAGGCTCAATTGCTGTTAGATATTGGCATGGTCAGTTGTTTCTTCGGTATTGAAACATTCCATCCTAAAGCCGCTAAACTAATTGGCAAGGGTATGGATCAAGAAAAACGCAAGCAAGCATTATATGATGCACAACGTATATGGGGCGATAAAGTAAGTGTAAACGCAGGTTATATCATAGGTCTTCCAAACGAAAACTATGCAGATATGTGCAATAGCCATGCATGGTTTATGCGCCCAGAATCACCAGTACATGTTGTTTTTTATTTTCCATTAATGATCAACCCTGTGGGCGTATATCCAAATCACCCAACTAGTGAACTAGATAGGACATACGAAAAACACGGATATACAATTCCAGATTTAGAAAATCATGAATATTGGTTTAAAGATGACGGGACTGATGTGTTAAGTTTTGCTCGAGCTTTTGAAATTATTAAAAAATTTAATGACGATATGGATAACAAACCAAAAGATGTAATAGAACAGATTCGTTATGGAATGGGTAATAGTATTGTGGATCCTACACTTGAGTATTTTCCAAATTTAATCAATATGCTTAAACGAGATGCTGAAAAAACAGCTAAATAATACACTATGGCATACAGCGACAAGGTAATCGACCACTACGAAAATCCAAGAAATGTTGGATCATTTCCAAAAGATGATCCAACAATTGGTACCGGTATGGTTGGTGCGCCCGCTTGCGGTGATGTAATGAAACTACAGATAAAGGTAGATCATGATACAGGAATTATTACAGATGCAAAATTTAAAACGTATGGCTGTGGATCGGCCATCGCGAGTTCGAGCCTCGTTACAGAATGGCTCAAAGGCAAAACCCTCGACCAAGCAGGAACAATCAAAAACTCCGAAATCGCCACAGAACTAGCCCTACCTCCAGTTAAGATACACTGCTCCATTCTAGCAGAAGATGCTATCAAGGCGGCCGTACATGATTATCGTAACCGACACAGCACAAACTAAAATCAAAAAGAATTTAGAGCGCCGTGGTAAAGGCGTGGGTATTCGTATAGGTGTAAGAACTACAGGATGCAGTGGTCTGGCTTATACTATGGAATATGTAGACGAATACACTGCCGAAGTTGGTGTAACTAATTTTGGTCATCCAGACTTTGTATTATTAGTAGATGCCAAAAGCCTAGCCTACCTAAATGGGCTAACTATGGATTGGGTCCGCAATGGACTAAATGAAGGGTTTGATTTCATCAATCCAAACGAACGTGATCGCTGTGGGTGTGGCGAATCATTCAGAGTTTAAACCAAAAATACTTGACTTTAACTATAGATAGTTGTATAATAACAGTTATTGTTAAACTTTTGGAGAAACATTTTGACTATGCATTTAGAAGGTCCGTGGCTTAGCACCACCGGCAAAAAGAAAGGCAAAAAAAAATTCGCTTCGGCAGAACACGCAAGAAAAGCACGTGAGCAAGCAGAAAGCTGGAAAGATTTACAAAAGCGTTGGGGCATTGAAGCTGAAGAAAAGAAACGCAAACGTGCTATGACCAGTGAAGTTTGGA